TGCTGGCGTACCATAATCAGGTGCGATATACCACGCGTTCGCACCACCACGTAACGACAGTGGATTAATGCTCTGTGGCAATTCACGCAGCTTGCGATTGCTGTTCTCAGGGAACACCGCAGCCACATCGCGATACTCGGTAATAGTAGCGAGCGGTCCTACAAGGTCCTGCGTCAAGCTACCAGTTGATCCATCAAGTGGTATCGGCCCAATGTATGTCATATAATCGGGCCACCACATCTCCTCCAACTCAAGCAGTAACGCATCCTGCACATGTTGCTGAATACGGCCACTTGCATATATCTGCGTGGCTATGCCAGGAACCTGAGACAATTCATTGATGACAGTAGATACAATATCACTGACCAATGCTGGCATGATAATCTCCTATGCGAAGACGGCACACTGGGGCATGTGTGCCGTCTCCTACCCGACAAGCTGGTTAGCGTAGTGCTGACCTATGCCGCAGCTTGCCGAATCCCATGCAATCCACCATTGTTCGCGGTATTCACATCATTCAGCATGTTGAATGCCGCACTGATGATATTCGCACCATTCATGGTCGTGGTGGTCGTATACAATCCCCGTGGATCGGTCGTCGTCGTCGTCGCGGGATCAACTACACTCGGTGCTTGCAGTGTACCAGCAGCAACGAGTGCGCCATTCGCGATTTCATACACAACGCGGATAGCTTTGTATGGCAGTCCCAGTTTGACACCAGTGCCAATGCTCAGCGTAGTAGCAGCAGCCGTGAACGTCACGTTGCTAAACCACTTGAACGCCTTATTCCCAATCACAGGCGTCGCACCATTCAGCGTAAGTGCTTCAGCAATCGGCTGGCCAAGATAATCCCAGCCATTGACCGTAATCACGGTAGCATTCGCACCACTCGCAGCAACCTGAATGCAACGACCATATGCCTCAGGCAGAACTGCTACACCACTCAAGTCGGTGCTGGTAATACCAGTCATAGTGCCAACATTGAGGATGCTGGTCGTTACCGCAGCAAGCGGTGCACCGAAGTTCACCCTGGTTTCGCCATTGTAGTTCACATCAGCACTGTATGCCATCGCGGGCACATACATGTTGATACGACGAGGGAAGTTAGTCGCATTAGCCATCAAGTTGGGCATTACTCAATTCCTCCTTCCAGTATGGCAGTCAATCCACCTGTGCTATTCGCACGTGGCCGATTGAATTGCTTACGTTCAACGATCTCCTTGGGAGTAAGCGCCAAGTCACTTGGCACCTCCTCACCTGAGTTCATATCCACAAGCCGTGGTTGCTCTAGCACACCGATCCTACGCAACTGCTCCTCATCATCCGCAGCCACGAACAGGCTATGACCTTGTGGAAAATAGATCATGTAACCATCCTCAAACTCCTCCTTCTTAGGAACAAGCTTGCGTGTGATCACTTCCTTATTTCCCAATGGTCCAACCTTACGCACATCCTCCTCGATGTGTATGACCATGCGCCAGTGTTTACCAACGACCTTCTCAGCCTGGAACGCAGGCTTGTAATCAGTCGGTGGCATTACCGCTTGTCCTCCTTCTTATCCGACCTAGCATCGTGTTTCGTATCTATAACTGGCGTGCGTGCAGCAGCGCCACTCAATGTCTCAGGCGGCGGTGGTTCTTCAACAGGCGGCAACACTACATTTACATCTGGTCCATAGCTCGTAGCATTTGGATAAGCCTTCAACACCTGTTGATGCTCAACGCTACCAGCTTCGACTTCGGTTTGGCCGGGTTTGGTTTCTTCTTCACCCGCGTTCTTAAACTCGGACATGATTTGCTCCTAGTTGGTCAGCACAGCATGTGTCCTAAAGGCTCGCCACATACACCATTGCCCCTGCCACAGGACACGACTACCCACGGCGTCAACATTCCATGGAGCAACCAATTCCTTCACCTTCATGTTCACACCACGCAGCATGTGCAGACGCAGATACGTATCGTTGATGAAGTATGCGTAGTTGACCGGACAGTCCTCATCATACATCATGGGTATGCCATTATGCATGACACCTTCGAAGCCAAGGTCGAACATACGCTTGCCCGCCTTACCCTCACTGAGCGGAATGGTCATCTTGTCACGCACTGCTTGGCGATACATGCGATAGATGTTGCGTCCACACAGAATGATGCTAGGCCGATCACCTTTCAGCGTAAGGTCCATCAGCACGTCATCGAATACCTCCTCGATGTTCGTGCTATCCATACCACCGCCAAAGTTGTAAGCAGATGTCCGCCACTGAGGCTGAGTAGCGCGGTTGATACCGCCAAGAGTTCCCACGAGGGGATTGGTTGGAATAAGGCTTCCCAGACCAAGTGGATCAGTGCCGCCACCAACAGCATACAGATACTGACTAAACTTATCCTTGATACTCTCCTCAAGGACATTCATCTTCTCCTTCATCAGCTTGAAGATGGCAGCCGCGCCATTGTTCTCATCTTGTTCCTGATCAGAGATGATAACGGTTCCCGCCACACGACTATATCCATACTCGACCGTATCGAACTCATCCGTTTGGTTAACGGGAAGGGGACTATAGTAGCTGTAGCTGGTAATGTTCGGGTTACGACCGACCGTGAGCGGATTGGTAATGTTATAACCACCATCCTCATACTCCACGCGATCATTCGCAAACACCCACGCCATCAACGCATTCGACTTGATCGAAGCCATGACTAGCTTGCGTCTACTCTTAGTCAACGTGCTGTGCAGAACATCTGCGACAGCGGGGATAATGGTTCCAACAGGCATAGCCTACCTCATCAGTTTAAGTTAACACCATGTTCTTGCATCGACTGCCTGATTATATCAGCCCAGGATGCATTCTCGTTATGTTGTGTGACCGCACCATTACCTACTGGCGTGGTCTGCTGTTGCACACTGCGGCCACCGGGTAGTGGACGTGTTGGTGCTGGTTGCTGCTGCTGAGGAGGCTGCTGCCGTTGTGCAGCGATTTGCTGCTTCAACGGTTGTGTCCAATCCAATTGATTACTATGTGCCCATCTAATCATCTTAGTATAGGCATTCTGGAGGGACAATCCTGGCTGAGCCTGCAACATTTCAGCCAGAACGTCAAGGTTCGAATGGGCATCTTCGTTATCACCGAGGAACGCATCGAGATCGACCTGCGCTCGCTGCTGTGCCTCTTGCTGTGCACGAGCCTGCTCACGTTGTTCCGTGATAGGCATCATCTTGTTATCAATCATACGCTGAATAGCACTCATATCAATGCCAGGACTAATACCTTGCTCCAGGAACGGTATCGGATAACCCTTACCCTTCACTTCCGCGACCAGCGTCTCCAGCGTCCTCACTGGATCACGCATGAACTCACTCATGATCCTGATCGCAACCACTTGGTCTTGTGGTGAAACATTCAATCGCGCAGCTTCCTGCAACACTTCATTGTTGCTACCGGCCTGACGCTGTGCGGCTTGCAATTGCTGCTTTAGCGAATTGTTCTCACGCGCATGTCGTTGGCCTTCCTCATACACACGCCGCTCAATACCACCTTGCGCAACCACACGACCAGTAATCGGATCAACCAGATCACGCGTGTTTGGGTTCTGTTGGTTAGGAACCTCAACCAAACCATCATGGCGACGACGCACCTGTGGTTGCGCACCTTGCGTTGGCGGTGCACTACTCGTGCCGCCACCTTCTTGCCCACCATGCGTAGGCTGTGCACTACCACCTACATCACTCGTATCCGTGCTGGCATCTTCACCATCATCATGGATGTCTGGTATGCCATCGAGAATACCGTCTTCTGTCGATCCGCTCATGCTACTTCCCCTTGCTGTGTGCTACCTTGCGATTGCAGCATCTGTCTGAATATCTCGGCTGGTGGAACACCTTGCTGTAGTGCACTACCTATGGCTTGTAATACAGGCGGTGGTAGCTGCTGCAATGCCTGAACAACCTGCGCCGCAACTTGCATACCACCACCTGCTTGTGGTGCACCGGGTGGTGAAGTGGACGCCGATCCATCACCGCCAACAGGAGGTTGCCCAGGTGCACTACCTTGTCCTGGCGCTCCACCTTGTTGTGATGTCGCCATCATCTGCACTTCAGCAGCTATGCTCTCCCAGTCCTCTTTGCTAACCACGAAGTTATCGAACGCTTCACTCATCATCTTGAGTGAAACCTTCAGTGCACTGGCAGGTGCTGCCCTTACGTATTGGGCCATGACCTGACCAATCTGCACGGCTTCTTGTTTCTTCTGTTGCGTGGTCAACTTCTGGGTTGATCCGCCAACCACCTGAACAGAAAATGCAGCAAAATCACGTAGATTATCCAGAGGACGCCAAAACTCAGTAACGTCCAAGCCAGTAAGTTCATTAACTGTTTGAGGGTCCATGAACTTGAGGCACATCTGCGCCAACTTCCATCCAACATCACCAAGTGCGTCCTCGATCGCATCCAGGCGCATGTCCATACGCATGTTGCCTTGCGTGCTATAGTAGTCGATGGCCTTGTTGGTCGTATTAGTCTTAAATTCACCACCACGTTCTACTTCATTCGTCGCGGCGATGCGGTCCACGCTCTGATACAGGTCCTTCTTGTCAAACAACGGCGCAAACGCTGTGCTAGGCGGGGGAATGCTAAAGATAATCTCCTCATGCTTCACACCTTCGGGAATCTTGATTGGCGTAGCGGTTCCATCTGGTCCCTTGAGTATGCGATCAGCGATCTCCTGTGTAATCCCACTCTCGGGGTTGTAGAAGATATTGCGTCTGGCCCAGAGCAATGCTCTTCGCTTCTCGTCGTTGATCTCATTGATCTGATCTTGCTGATCGAGATAGTAACTCACCTCTCCCTTGGCATACATAGCCACGGGATTCTCATGGAACCACATTGGTGTTAGTGGAAAGAAGCCTTGCAGTCCATACGGATCATCCCATACCCATATGGGCCACTTCCAATCATTATCCGCATACATCTCCAACCGGCGTGTAACACGGTCCCACAC